TTCTGTAGGTTGGGGTCGTCCACCTCAATGGAGTTCTGCCTATTGGCAGTGTCCTGAAGACGGGCGGTCCTTGTCGTAGGCGCATGAAGCGCGTCCACACTGGCGTATCTCTGTGAGAACTCCTGAAACGAGAAACTGCGGTGCCTCAGGATCTGACGTGCGATGTCTCGCGTCGTGTTGATCTCGATGCAGGCTGAAGCCATCTCGAAAGGTGACCAGTGCTGGTGCTTGATGAGGTACCGGATCAAGCGACCGGGATCGTTGCCCTCTTGCTGAGACTTGGGGTTCGACACACGAGCCGTGTGAACGATCATCTTCTCAGCATCAGGGGTGATGTGAACGAGGCGTGCGAGAGGTTCAGTCAACGGTTGTCTCCATCACCTTTGATCACGCCCCTTGCCTGCCTGCTCGCGAGCTTCTTCAGGTTCTCCTGAGCGACGAACTCAAGGCTCACGCCCATGTCCTCAGCCGCAGCGGCGATCATCCACAGGCAGTCGCCAAGCTCAGCGATGAGGCTTTCCCTCACCACCATCTTGTCGATGCTCCGCGTGTCACCCCGCAGTAACTTCGCCATCTTCCCCGCGACCTCGCCAGCCTCACTCGCCAATCCGAGGATCGGGTACATGAGGTTGGCGCTCTCCGGGTACGTAGCCGTGGCGTAGGCCTGCTCTTGGTATTCGTTCAGGTTCATTGAGGGTCACCCCATGATGCTGCGATAGTGTAGATGAAGAGGGCTATGACCGCCCACACGAGGAGCGGCCACAGCCATCCGAGAGAGAGAGCGTCACATGTCACCTGCGGGGAGGCTTAATGCGATCACGCAGACGACGAGGGCTCCGAGGAGCAGGATCGAGAGGTCCATCAGGACACTTCTCCGTGCCAGTCGTCGGGGCAGTCTCCGTACCCCTCGCAGTCACAGTCGGGCGCGGTGCAGCGAGGCTGAGCAGCGTCTGCCACCACAGGATCGACAGGTGTAATGGCCACAGCATTGGCGGCATCAGAGCACTCCAGAAATGGAAGGGGGAGTTGGACGGGTTCATGCTTCACTAGAACATTCCTCCACCAGATGAGGGGTTGGTTGACGGGAACGACACAGGGCTGCCCTCCACGAGCAGTCCTGTTGTGCGGTCGTAATCGAGGTTGATGCAGAGGCCTGTAGCCTGCCCCGTGTAGCGATCTTTCAGAACACGCAGGACAGTCTTCCCGCGCTCTTCCGCTTCATCACTCTGCTGATCCCGCTCCATGCCCAGCATGAAGTGTGACCAGTAGCCAATGGCACGGCTGCCCTTGAAGTGCCTGATGGTGACGCGCCCACCTTCTTCGTGAGGAGTACCGTCCGGAGTGGCCAGATGCGAGACGAACAAGAGCCAGATGCCAAGCTCCTGACAGAGGCTACTCACCTCGGCCATCAGCTTCTCAAGGGCCTTGCGTTCGTCATCAGCGGCAGCGGCAAGGGCGGTCAGATTGTCGAGGAAGAATATCCGCACATCTGAGTTGTGCCTCAGGTACCGGATGCGCTCTTTCACGACATCCCAATCACAAGCACCGAAGTGATCGTACAGGTACAGCCCATCGAGCCCCTTGAGAGAGGCCTTAAGCTCATCCTGCGTCCACCCCGTACCAGGGATATGGAAGGTCTTCCCGACCATCTGACCGGCGACCCGCTTCACGGTCTCAGCAGGCATCTGCTCGAAAGCAAACACGCCGACCTTGTGGCCAGCGCGTAGATCCTCAGCGATCTGCTGTGTGATGAAGGTCGTCTTGCCGATGCCTGTACCGGCACCGAGAGCCACACACTCACCGTAGCGCCGACCGTATGTGGCAGCGGTCAGCCGAGGAATGCACCACGGCAACCCCTCCTCAGGAGGAGTGAGCACCTTGTCCTCAATATCGGAGGCGGTGACGATGCCGTCAGGGCGGTACAGCTTGGCGTCCCACAGGCAGCGGACAAGCTCCTCATGCCTGCCTGCCACAAGCATTTCGTTGGCGTCTTTGAGGGGGAGGTCAACGATCCGCACCTTGCCAGGAGGGAAGAGGCCTACGCAGTCAGCGATAGCCTTCCGCCCGGGCTCGTCCATGTCGAAGCAGAGGACCACGGTCTCGAATGTGTTGAGCCAATCGAGGTTCGCGGCGAGGGCCTTCTTCGCGCCCTGAGCACCGTTCGGGAGGCTGACCGTCTGCCACTTGTGGTCCAGCACTTGGCTGACCGACATGGCATCAATCTCACCTTCCGTGACGTAGCAGCGGCGGCCGCCTTCCTTCCACAGATGCTTGCCATACAGCAGCCCTGTGATGGAGCCGACGACGGCAAAGGACTTGTCAGGGTAGCGGAGCTTCTGCCCAACGATGGTGCCACCGTCGATGTAGTTGGCGATCTGAACGCCGTCCCCACAGTGGTATCCCCACTTGGCACAGGTGGCTTCCGTGAGAGCACGCTTGGTGAGAGCACGGGCCTCGCCGGTCAGGAAGTGAGTGGGCTTAGCGGGCACTGTCTGGATCTCCTCATCGCCGTGTTCGTAGTGGCCGCAGCCGAAACAAAAGCCGTGCCCATCGCTGTAACGAGCAAGGTTGTCCCTGCTGCCACATGATGGACACGGCTCTTTGTGGAGGTAGTCGCTGTCACTTCCCGTTGCGGTCAACGAGCGAGCAGCCATTGTTGATGTAGGCGGTGACGAGGTTGCCAAGATCCTGGCCGACGCGCCCATCCGCGTTGAGGTTCGTCTTGTCCTTGGCGCAGGCGACCGCGCCGAAAGCGTACATGCGCGCCGAGAACAGGCTGAGGGCCATCAGCAGGTTCGGCATGTTCTCCGGACCTTCAGCCTTCACGAGATCCCCGAACTTCGGGCCGAGGATCTTGTGGATGGTATCGATGTAGGCCTCGGTACGCGCCGTCTGCTCGATGACGTTGATGGTTTCCTGAACAGTCATGTTATCCTCGCTTAGTCAGTAGCTGTGATATGACAGTGATTGAGGCGTCGTTAAGCTCTTCTTGCAACCAATCAGTCGGAATGAGACCCTTGGCGAACTTGATCCCCAGCCGCTCACACCACATCGCGTAGGTGGTCTTGGACCGCTTACCGATCTTGGTGTTGGGGTTGGAGAACACGAAGCGAATGTCGAGGTCCGGATACTGCTCCCTGATCAGGCGATGCTTGGTCCGGTCCTTCGTTACAAATTGACCTTTCGACTCAACGACGATGCCGTTGGGAAGAATGAAGTCGGGCTTGTAATAGGTCTTCCGTGCAGGGATGAGGTAGTAGAGCTTGTGTTGCTCGTAGGTAGCCGCGACACCGGCCTCTGCAAGCTGCTTAGCAATGGCTTCCTCAAGTCCTGAGCGGTAGCCTGCGACGAGCCCCCTTTCGAGAGGGCTCATCGCTTTGCGTCGGGGTCTCACTGGAGAGTGTCACCCTCCGTGGGCGTGTCGAGGCACGGGCCGAGTTGGACGTGGATCATCACGCCATACTTCAGGCCGTTGACCTCGTGCGCGACCATGACCATGCCGTCCACCGGGGCGTCGGGACGGGCTCGGCCTTCAGCCACAGCGTTATTGCGGGCCTCGACCATCGACGGGATGACGTGCGAGAGCAGCGCCTGAGCGGCCTCGTTCGTGGCGTCGTTGTTGATCTTGTCGGAGCACGCCTTCTCGCTCTCCGTCTGCGGCCCGAAGACCTCTTCGAAAATGTCGCTCATCTCAGAAGTCTCCAGAGGTTGTGTTGTCAGAGGAGGTGGAAGCCGTTCCCTGACTATCGTCAGAGAATGCCTCGTCGTGGTACGCATAGCCGCCTTCCTCAGCACCGAAGCCGAGGCTGTCAGCCGAACGCTCACCAGCAGATACCAGCTTCACGATCTGGACGCCGATCAGCTTGAACGACAGGCCAGCAGCGCCAGAGCCGTTCACGAAGTAGGGACGGGCCTCGAAAGCAACCTTGCCTTCGGTGCCCGACCAGATCGCCGGGGGACGCACCATGCGCTGACCCGAGGCGTCGAAGAGAACAGGCTTGGCAGTCCACTTGGTGCCAGCCTTCGGACCCTTCTTGTACTCGCCACTCGCATCCATCTTGATGTTGAACTCGATGTCGCCGGTCGGCTGTTCGGTCTCCTTGTCGTAGACCTCCGTGAAGAGCGGGTTCGGCTTCACCTCGCCCAGCTTCTTACGGGTCGCCACAGGGAGCTTTTCGAAAGCCTCCTTGGCTTCGGCCAGAGCCTCCTCGTATGCCGGGGTCAGAGCCTTGATGAAGGCCTTCGTCTCCGGAGCCTTCGCGGGCATCACGAGCTTCAGCCCGTAACGGCCCTGAGGGCAGGGGTACTCTTTCGTGCCGTAGTCCGGCTCAGACAGCTTGGGGTACTTGAACGTGCCCTTGGGCGAGGTGAACTGAGGAAACTTCCGGCGCTTCTGTTCAGCCATGAATTGTATGCCTTGTGTCAGTGATTAGGAGCGATAGCGAGCGTCGAGGCCAGCCACATCAATGCCGTGCATCAGGAGATCCACCTCCAGATCCAACGGCAGAGGGCTGCTGCGGCGCATCAAGAAGATGGCGACAGCAACCCTCCGCGATACGTGATCAGACCGGAGCAACGGCATCAGCCGGGTCGATCAGGGCGGCCTTCGGGGCGACGACCACCTCGACCACCTTCAGCTTGTTCTTGCCGACGAGGCGGTTCACACCGCTGACAAACTTGGCGTCCGCCGTAGCACCCGACTTGGTGTCATAGAGGAACGGCAGGCCCTCGCCGCGCACCCCAGCGTACAACGTGCCGTCAGCCTTCGCGAGGCCGTAGATCTTCTTAGCCTTAGCCATGTGTGTCCTTAGTCCTTCAATTCGTGTTGAGCGTAGAGGCGCATTGCGCGGAACTCGAAACGACCACCGTTCACGTCATCGAGGAGCATCTTCTGAGCTACCCTGAAGACCTCCTGGGGCTCGATGCGATAGCGGTCGCAGAGAATGAGAAAGGCCGCAGCCGTAGCCGCAGCCTGTACGTGGGACTTACTGTCCTGCAGCGTCTCGATGATGCGGAACGCTGCCTGAGCGACGACCTCCAGATCTGCGTTGTTGAGGCCGTCGAGAAACTTGAGAGTTGCCATGTCGCTTCTTGCGGTTGTCCTTCTTGCCGGTTGCCTGGGCGTAGATCGTGCAGAACTCGTCAGTGAACTTGCGGCGCTCCTCCCTGGTCATCTTTGAGAGATCAACCGTCATGGGGTTGTCTGTGCCGATCGTGATGTCGTTGTGGGCAGCGCCCATTCTGATCGTGATCGAATGCTGAGAGCGGGCCATGGTGTGATCCTCAGTGAGATGGGGAGGTACGGGAGGGTTCCCGTCATTACTGGCAGGCTAATCCCTCCCGTCTGGAATACTCTCACAGTTGTCAGTGATTTAGGCGAAAAAGTACGTGCTCTGCCTGATTGCTTCGAGATCCAGGGTGCCCTTCTCGGGCAACTCAGGAAGCTCTGCACGCAGCTTCTCAGGCAATTGTGCAGCGATCTCATCACGGAACGCTGCGAGCACGTCATGGTCGGTGTACATGCGGACGAACACGTCCCTCAGGGTCTCCCCCAGGAGGTCCGTATCAGCCGCATGCGTGGCGTAGCTGTCATGCACCATGGCGAAGGAATGCACGCCACGGTCCTGGCATTCGTTGATGGTCAGTGTCAGAGCCGCCGCGTCCAGGGAGTGGACGAAGTTGGGGCTGACAGCCGAGACCTGTCGCGAGGTGTCCAGCTTGTGCTGTTCCTCCTCGACAGAGCGGAAGTAGATCATGCTCCCCTGGAACCGGGTCTGGATCCGGTTCTCCTTCACGGCCTTGTAACGCTGCAGCACAGGAAAGCCTGAGGGCGTCGTCCAGGCCATTCCGAGGCTGGTCTTGTTACAGACCCGCGCAACCCCCTGAAGCCAGCCCATGGCCGCCCTAGCGGCAATGACGACGTCTCCAATGGCCTTCCATACGAGACTGGCCAGGAGCAGCGTGGCTTCCTGAAGGTTCTCACCGAAGGGATGCTCAGCACCGCCATCGATCTTCTCCTGTACGGCCTCACGGACGTACTCGACGCAGGACCGGAAGGTGCCACCGTAAGGGAGCACCATGACCGCCCTTTTGGTGATCTTGCGGTCAATGCCGAAGGTCACCCAGCCCTCTGCGATCCACACCTTGGAGGCGTCCTCAGAGTACTCCTGAAGAAGCTCCGTGGTGCGGCCTGCAACGCGCCCATAGATGTCATTGGGCTTGCCCCCAGGGATGAGGTTCACGGCAGCCCCGCCGACAGGATCACGCAGCATCGCAGAGAAGTGCTGGATGCCATTGCACGAGCCGTCGAGGCCGATGGGGAGATGCGAGACGAACGCGCCCTGGTGCGAAGAGTGCCAGCAGTTGGACCACTCGATGCACCACGCAAGGAACTGCCAAGGCGAGTCAGCCTCAGTCCACCAAAGGTTGCTGAGAGGGTCGTGGTTGACGTTGTGAGCCAAGGCTACGACGCCTCGTGCCCACTCATAGCGCTCCTCCAGGGACACCTTGTCGTTCCCGAAGAGGTTCGCCCCGTGGACGCCCAGCCAGAACAGCCCACGCTCACCGAGAGGCTTCCCCTCAGCGAACATGAGCAGCCCCTTCACGTCATCACTGCCCTGCGGGTTGAGCGTCGTGGAGGCACTGTACGCGCGCCCACGGAAGTCCAGCCGGTGAGGGAAGTAGATGGCCGGCTGAGTCGCGTTCTCGCGGGCCAGGATCATGGCACGCCGGAACTCGAAACGCTTGGACCTGTCCTTGGCGTTCGTCTCGTGGATGGTACGCACCTTGCGCCGCCACGCCCTGCGGATCTCGCCACCCTTCTCGTCCTCTTGGACTTCCTTCGGAGGAGTCGGGATAGGCGTGTCCTCGCGGGGCGGCATGCAGGAGACCTGTAGAGGGCTCTCCCACATCTGCTCCATGACCTCCAGCACCCGCTTGTTGATGGCCCAGCGGGTCTCCTGAAGGGCATTGATGGCCTTGTAGACAGGGGCCATGTCCGCGTTCTTCAGGCGGTCCAGATGGTCATCTGAGCAGCGCGTGATGATGGTGTTCCGCCCCGACAGGGACGAGTAGTAGGCACCCCCTACAGGCGCATCCCAACGCTTCGGCGGGACGACTGCAGGGAGATAGAAGGGCCGGATGAGAGAGGCCGCATCGTTGTAGTTCTTGAACCACGCCTCGATGGCAGGCGTGAAGTGGATCTTGTAGGTGACTCGCCGGCCATCCTTACGCTGCTCCACAGCGGCGATCCCAAGGGCCTCGATAGCAAGCTCGATCAGCTTGGTACCGAGGAGGATGCGCTGAGAGTGCGTCCAGATGTTCGGATCCTGCTTGGTCCGCTTCTTCACCGCCATCTTCACAGCGCCGGCCATGCGCGTTCCCGTCTTGCCGGTACGCTTGGCGTTCCTGACGGTAGCATTGTACAGGGCCGGCTCAGAGGCTTCCAACTGGCCGCCAATAAGCTCCGACTGCAGCCGCTCTGTGAGGTGGAGGGCTGTGGACTTGAGAGCATAGCGGCGAGCACACCCGGCCACGAGGCACCGGATGGTGAGGTAGGCTGCGAGGTCCGTAGGCACCTTCTCCAGCAGCACCGCAGCGACGTTGCGACGGCCTGCCTTGCCGGTGTTGGCCTCCACCTTGAAGGTCTCGATAGCATCAATGAGGGGCTGCATCGTCCGCTTAGCCAGGGCGATCCCAGCCGGCGTCTCAGCAGCCTCTCCACGTTCCAGGGTCTTGGCGATCTGGCTCTTGGCCCGATGCTCACCACGCTCACGCATGGCTTCCTCACGGGCGTACTGCAGATCGAGGAGGTCAGTCATAGCTTCTCCTTTTGTCACCGATAGTCACCGGGATTAGGCACAAAGCCTGATCTGGCACGAAGTCTCTTGCAACTGGCAGAGATCGGGTCAGGTAGGCTCAGGACCATGGATAAGGGCCTGAGAGATAGGCCCATTTGCAGTCTTTGACAAGCGTCATCGATCGGACGGTGGATTTTAAGTCCGTGCGGACGAAGGGACTTGAACCCTTACGCCTTGGAAGGCTTGAGGTTTTAAGCCTCATGCGTCTACCGTTCCGCCACGTCCGCTGCACGCTTGTCACACGCTTTGGCACATAAAAAAAGCCCCCCAGGACGAACCTGAGGGGCTTTGAGTTTGGAGCCTCGCGAGACATTGAAGCGACGGCTCCAGGCAACTGTGTAGATAGGGACGACTCAGGTCGAAAGCAAGCCTGCCAAGCTCTCCATGTCACGCGGAGCGAACTTGGCATAACGCTGCGTCGTCATAGGCGTCTTGTGACCGGCCCAACGCTGGACCTGATAGAGGCTTTTTCCCCTCCTTGCCCGCCCCCCGGGGGGGGCGGGGGGGGGGGGGGGGGGGGGCCG